TGATAACCAAGCTCAGCGTCCCCTAATCCTGGATGCTTTCCTTACTATCTGATTAAAGTGTGCTTCGGCCCGTCATTTAGGTGGAACCGACTCATTATGTTACAAGTAATGAGCCAGAAGTGGCTTGGGAAACCACTTTCTGCAAGGATTCCGCCGCTCCTCACTGCATTGCAAAGGGAAAGCAACATTCACGTCATTCCTACGTAAATAAGAATAATATGAATTATATGCGAATAAATTATCAATTTATAATAAGAAAATTGTTTTATCTATTCACATGCCTTGGTGCTTGTAAAAGCATTCACTGCAAGTCTATCTCATTATCAATAGCTAAGAAGGCCTTTGTGTGGTCAACCTGTGAGGGTTTGGCCGGCATAAAGAAATTCAAAGCCTTATCGAATGCTTGCATTCGAGCGATAATGGGTCTTGGTTTAGATCGATCACTTCCGTATAAGTATCCTCGTGTGTTCTTGCGAGCAGTGGTGCTAGCAAGAAGGTCACACGTTGACTCCTTATACTGAGTCTCCGTTTTCAATGTTTATCGACTGATACTCATGAAACCGGATTACGACGTATCTACTATTACAGGTAGATTCGGAGGTGACTTCCTTAAACTGGTGAGTAAGAAATTATGAACCAATTTACTGACAACATGCCGTGTCTTCTCTAGGGCTTATAGTATTAAACCCATGAAACCTTTCACTTTACGGTGATCGATTAGTGGGTCGGCGGGGCCTAACGGCTCTCCCGCTTACTCTAAGTTTGGAGAAGATACCTATGCTGTATGCCGAAGTTCGTTAGCTATAAAGCTTTTCTTCCTTTATAGCCTGCTTCCTGTGATAAACAGGAATCAGACGAATAAGGTAATATCGGACACGATAGAATGAGTTTGAGAAAACTCCTCTTCTTTCGCGAGTAAGGACCCAAAACACTCTCGCCTTTCCTTTCTTAGTGATAAGGGAGGGAAGACTCGAGTGGTTGCGATCATAGACATATGATCACAAAGTATCCTTAAACCGGTGCACGATTGTTTGAACAACATCCTGAGAATAATACCAATGGATGGTACATTCGATCAAGATGAGCAGCGCAATAGGGTCAAAAGTTGATCTAAAGACTCTGTCTTTATTTCTTCAATTGATCTGACGGCTTGTACTGATCGGTTTCCAGGTCTCCTACAGGCCTTGATACTGTGAAAGTGCAATATCTTAACGTTTTGACAAGCGTTTTGATGGTTGCAAGTCATAGCAAAAAGAACCTTCTGCTACAAAGCAGGGGGGACTCTGAAACACGTCAGGTACAAAGTGGGACAACCTATGGGAGCGTTGTCGAGTTGACCAGTAATGGCCTTCTCACATCATATCCTTGTTCAGTGGTCCTATAAGGCAGCCTACCCGCAATCTTCGAATGTCTTCGAGGATTATGCCCTTCTGGGAGATGACCTTGTCATCCGGGATAGACTGGTTGCTGAAAATTACAAGGAGTTGATCTCATTCTTCGGAATGGATTGGTCTCCAAGTAAATCCTTTGAATCAGTAGGGCTGGCGGAATTTGCCAAAAGCTTGTTTCGCCATGGAGAGGATTTGAAACCCTTTCCTTTAGCACTTCTGGTTTACAGGAACAACACTTTTGTTTCAGATGTGTTGGCTCTCGTAAAAGAGCTTTCGGAAAGAAAGCTCCGGATTAGTTTTGCTGATTTACTAGGTCTCTGAAAAGAACCTAGAAGCCAGAGACTAGCCACGCTAGCCGTGCTATCACCTTCAAGTGACAGGCGTTGCCTCCCTGAGGTTTACAGACCTCATTGAGACAACTACTCAACTTTCGAATCACTCCTTCTCCGCAAGCGTATTGAGCATTTTGAAGATATTAAAAACATCTACAAGTATACTCACGCGTGGGCGTTGAATGATCCTACAAAGATGAAGTTACTGGGTAACCCGTACCTTCAGATTGGACTGAGTACTTCGGATAAGTATCCAGTCCGGTACTTAGGAGATGGCGCTAACCATTCTCCTAGTGTACTAGTAGGGTTGGGGTGAACAGCGTATGATCCAGAGTGTTGACCTGAAGGACTACCTATCCTGAAGGATAAGAAGCTAATTCCAGGCCCATCTTGAACAAGAGAGAACGATGATGTAATTAACCGTTCTACTCTTTTAGAGATGAATCGACTCATTCCTGATTATTTCTGACCTAGCTGTCATAAGCGAAGTTGAAATATCAAGTCTTAGTGGATAGTGCTGCTGAACTAGGGGGTTAATCTAGTTCGGTCCAAGAAATTGG